ATTCCGCGGTTAGGCCAGCGGGCAAGTTCGGCCAGGTAATGGAGCCGACGACGAATTGCTGGACGACCGGGAAGAAAGGCAGGGTATAGGTAGCCGACCCCAAAAGAATCCCGTGAACCTTGTAGGGCGTTTCTGGTTCGGGGATTCCGTCCGGGAGGGTATTCGGGCAAGCGACCGTCAGCGCCGGCGAAAGGGAAACGTAGATATAGAAGAAAGACGCGAATTCCGTTTCGACGTGGTAAGCGTAGGGGTAATAAGTAGTCCCTGGAATCATTACAATATAACCGTCGGCCGATGCCCAGACGCTGGAAGGGTCGACGCCAGAGACGACAGGGATAGTTCCGTCCGTAAAGATTTGGGATGCCCAAAGCTGCTCGGTGCATTCGGAGTTTTCAGGCCTCCAGACGTTCCCGCCTTTCGCGATCTTCAGGGTCGGCGTAGGGAGCAGCGTAACCCCTAGGAAAGAGGTCCCGACTTCAATCTGGTAGTGATTGATATAGCCGCCAAATTTAATGTTAATAGCCGTCCCGATTGCGTTCTCTACGGGGGAAGGGCCGGTGATAATATTCCCGCCAGGGACAAAGGACACGCTCTGGCCGGCCCCAAGATAGGGCATACCTAGGGCGGATTGGATGCCGGACGCTAGGCCGTTAAGCTGCGACGCGTAGATATCTTCGCCGGCCCCGAAACGGGTATTAAACCGCGAGCCGGTTCCTTGGAAGCCGACGTCGTCCATTAGCCGAAAATAGCGGTTTCGGTCTTCCAATAAATGTCGGGGTCCCATCCGCTGGAGCCGCCGATCATAATATCGTAGACGACTTTAATCCCGGCCAGCTCGGTCCCGTCGCCGCCAGGGTATCCGATAGGTTCGACGGAGGCGCTGGTCAGGAGGCAGATTTCAGGCGTCAACGCGCCGACGGCGTCGCCGGGAGTGATTAGCGTAAACATATCGGTTTCGCTGAAAAGGGTCTTTCCGATATTATTGACCATAGCGGCCGCGCGGTTGGCGTTTTCCGCGTTAAAGAAGATTTGGCCGCGGACGTTAAGCATAGGCCGCAGGAATTGCCGGATTCCCGCCTTTTTGTTGACGTCGCCACTCTTGGACACGCCGAAGCCGCCAAAGGAGAATTGGATGACGCCGTTGGGCTGGGGCGGGGCGACGACGAAGATAGCGTCGTTGACGGGGTCCGACGGGGTTCCTGCAAGGGCGGGGTGCGTCGTGGGCGGGTCGCCTTCCGAAACGTCCTTGGAAAAGGCTGGGTGCGTCTCGATAGGCTGCGCGGTCGTAGAGGCAACGCCGGTGATCTGCGCGTCTGTCCAGCCGTCTTCGCGGGCAACTCCCATATAATCGACCGTCAGCATAGAGACTTTGCCTACCATTGAAGTAATCGAATATTTATAGGACCGCATCGTAAAGCCCAGGTCGTCTGGGTAGTCAACGCCGGTCTGGAACGAATCGATTACGTCAATCAGGTTTTCAACGTCGGAATCGACCGCGAACGTCAGCTGCGCCTGGGCTAGTCCAAAGGCGTCCAGGTGAAAGGAGCCGGTAGGCTGACGGACGCCGGGGTTAATCAGTTCGTCGCCGTATTTCTTAAGAGTCGGTTCGGCCATAAAGTTGGGGGTTATTTTGCTTTGTTGACCAAGGCAGCGCGGGAAGGGCCGGTGGTTGTTTCCTTGTTGGCAATCTTCTCCGTAGCGTCGGCCGTCCGGCGGGTGTTGTTTTCAATGCTATTGCCTAGAAGGCCGGTCGTAACAGACGAGACGTCGCCGCCGCCGATCTGTTGAAGGGACGACGCGGCTAGGACAGGCGTAGCGCTGGAAAGGAAACGGGATTCCCCTAGCTGTTTCTTCTTTAGGTTTTCTTCCTCTACGGCTGACAGTTGCGCGAAGGAAGCAAGGCGGGCGGAAATGGTTCGGGTTTCTTGGCCGGCCTGGGTTTCGGATTTCCTTTTGAAAAAGTCCGCGACGTCTTGGGCGTTAATGCCTTTTCCAGCGGCGTTTTTTAGCAATGCCTCCGTAAATTTTGCCATTTGCTTTGAATTCATATCCGCTAATTCAGATTTTGTCGGATTGATATTTTGGACTTCAGCGCCACCGCTTCCGATCCCTAGTTCTTGCTTGGTTTTGGAAATTAAACTCCTCATTTCCATAGATTGAGCCGCGCCGCCAAGCGTCCCGAAAGCAGCGCCGACGGTTTCGCGGTAGAAGATTTTTTCGCCGCGTTCAATCGCGTCGTTAGCGCGTCGGCCGGCCCGGACGGCTTCCTCCGAATAGATCGCCATTAGGCGGATACGTTCGCGGATTGCTTCGTTACCCTGGCGGAGAATCGATACCATACTAGACCCGGCTTCCCCAAAGGCGGCCGTTGCCTTGGCCGCGGCAACCGTCTCGTTCCCGTTCTTTTTAAAGGCGTCGCCTAGCTTGTAGACGATATCCAGCGCCTTGATCTGGCCGGACGTGACTTCTTTCTGGGTGAAGCCCATTTGTTTAAGGGCTTCTTGCGAACCTTTGTTGCCGACTTGAGCCTGGGCAATTAGGCGGTTGGCGTTCTGGACGGCTTTGCCCATTTGGTCTTGCGACAAGCCGGCAAGTTTTCCCATTTCCGCGAATTGTTGTAGGTCGGTTGACGAAATGCCAAGCGACTTGGAAAGGACGTCAAGTTCGCCCATTTCGCGCAACTGTTCCCGGCCTTTGGAGTAGAGGGTCCCCGCAATATTCTGGAGGGAAAAGGCGTTGGCTAAAGACGACTTAAGCGACTTCGCAAAGTCGGAAACCCAACCTTGCATTGCGGTCCCCGCTTTGGTCGCGGCGCTTTCGGCTCCTTTGTTCAGGTCCGTAAAGTCCCCGCCAAATTTTACTTTTACGTCGTCGGCCATAAATCAGTTAGCGCGGGGGTTGGGTTGGTCTTCGGCGGCGGCCTTGGCAACGGCCGCGGCGAAAGCGTCCTTGAACCGTTTTTCCGCAAGATAGTTTTGCATAGCGTCCCATTCCTGATCCGAAACGACTTTGACGTCCGCCCCTTCCGCTTGGACGTGGGCGATATGCAACCAAATCGCTTCGGCTTCAGGCATAGTCCAGGCTTCTTCGGTCGTGCATCCGTTGCGGATAAGGGAGGCGACAACGACTAGCTCCCAGGGCGTCCCTGTTGCTTGCGACGGTTTTGCCGGCTTTTCCCAGAAGCGCGGCCATAGGCTTTGCGCCTCGAAATAAACCATTAGCGCGGCGGCTTCCGCGATTAGGGCTTTCTGGTCGCGGCGCAGCTTGGCCGCCCACCAGGCTTCCTTCCAAGTCGACGGCTTGCGGACTTCCTCAATCGTCTTCGACGAAAGGATGCGAACCGCGGCGACTAGATCGGCCCCGGTCATTTCTCGTTCCCTGGACAGCGCCGGCGAATTAATCGCGGTCAGGGCGACGCGGTGACGTAGGCAGAAAGGCAAAAGACGAGTCCCGCAGACTTCAATAGTCGGCGGGAGCATCGTCGCGACCTTTATCCAACGATTTTCCACGTTGGGAAAAGCCTTTAGGCCTTATTAGGCTCCGGGGGGGGCCGGGGTGACGTCGACTTCCTGATACCTCGTTGCCTTAACGGAGACTTTGCGGAAGCCGGTGTTTTCGCCGGCGTTGCTGACGGTGTCGATGATGTAATATTCCGAATCGAAACCAATTACCCCGCCGGCGGAAGGAATGGTTCCCTCCGGCTTGAGAATCCCCATAAAGGTAAGGGCGTTTTGTTCGTCGTCCTTACGGACGGTGCAAACGCGGCCGGTGGAGTCCAAAACCTTGACGTCGACGCCGCAGCTTTGGTCGATGCCGTCGCTCTGGATCGTAATAAAGTCCTGGGAAACGTCTAGGAGTCCGAAGACGTGATCAGTTCCGTAAGTATTGGGAAGGGCCATTGGCGGAAGTTGTTAAGACTAGGCGGCAGTCAAGCGGGAGGGTAGACCGCAAAAAGGGTGAATTGTAGGACGTTTCCGTAGCGCCGGTCGGCCACCCCTTCGTCGTCGGACGTGATCCAGCCGGCATATAATTGGCCTTCGGTCCAGGCGGTTTGAAGGCCGGGGATATCTTGCATAATGGCCTGAACGGCTTCGACGCGCTGCCGGTGTTGTTCCAAGGTCGAATCGTCGGCGCTAGAATAGACGTAGACCTTAACCGACAGCTCGAAATTGCCTAGGGGCTTTGCTCCAAGGTCGGCGGCTCCGCGGGCGGATTCGCAATAAAGGATAACAATCGGGACGCTGCGGATTTCGTCCGTCTGGCCGACGTTGACCGTGACGCCGGGGAGGGAAGCCGCGTTCGTCGTAAACCAGGCCTTAAGGGATTGTTCCGCAATCGTGCGGATAGAATAGGGGGCGGGCATAAAGGGGATTATTGGAAGCCGCGGCGGGTTTGCCCAATGGAGCCGGCCGCGGTCGCTTCCCAAAGGGTTTGTTTTTCCTTGTTCATCTTGGCGGCCATTACGGACCGCATAGCGAAGGCGCGTTTATTCCGCACCAGGGCAAGGAAGCGGGCGCTGTCGACCTTGTTGCCAATTCTGTTCCCGATCGTGTAGCTGGGTTGCAGCGGGACGCCGGTGGCGTCTTCGTTAATCGCTTCGCCGGCCATTTCGGGATGATTGACCCAGCCAGGGAAGCGGACGGACGTCGCGGCCTTCTGGCCGGCGGACATATAGGGCGCTTTCAGCTTGGCGACCGATTTCTGTTTCTGGCGGACGTAGGTCTTAATATCGGATTCCTTTTCTACAAAGGCGACAACGTCCCCTTTCTTCGCCTTGTTCGTAAGCCACCCCTTGCCACCGTCGACGCGGTTGGCGTTGTGGAAAGACTTCATCGCGGCCGTTCCGCCGGCGGGAATAAAGTTAGACGATCCGTAGGCGTTCCCGCCAAAGCGGGCTTGGAACGTCTTCCAGGGAATAAACTTTTTCCCGGCGGTCGTCGCGTATCTGTTGTCTTCGGCGCTGGCCTTGCGCCATTTCTTAAAGACGTCTTCGCGGCCTAGTCCGGCAATAGTGGAAGGGCTTGCTGCGGACAGCGGGCGGAAAATCGTCCTGATCTGATTTTCTACGTTCATCTGTCCTTGTTTCTTTGCTTGTCCAGAACCGCCGCTTCCGGGCTTCCCTTTCCTAGCGCCTTCAAAGGGCGGGGTATAGTCGACCATATCGCGGCAAAAGAGCGCGGCCTGATGCTTGATAACTACGGCCATAGACTTTCCCATAACCTTTGCGAAGTCGTGGAGGTGCGCCAGGAAGCCGGCCGCGTCGACTTCGACGTCTTTGGAGACGCGGACGGGCATTAGGCGGGGCCGGCCTTGCCTTGGACGCGGACGATTACCCAGGCGGACGGGGGACGGTCGTTAATCGCAACGATTCGATAATCCCCGCCGGCGTAGTTGACCAGGTTCCCGTAGATCACGACGCCAGGGTGGGCGTTGCAGTCGGATTTCAGGAATTTAACGTCGTAGCTCGTCGAATTAAGGAAGCCGCCGGTTTCGAGGTCCTGCTGGACCATCGGGGCCGACATAAGGACGTTGAAAGCGGTAGAAGTGCCAGAGCCACGGCGGACCGTTACGGACTTGGGGATTTCGTTAAGGATTTCGGACGCGTCTGCGGCCCATTCGTCTTGGATAGCACCCATAAGACTAGGCGGCAGTCAAAACGCCTCCTAGGGCAAGCCAGAGGGGTTTAAAGGCACAAAAAAGCCCTCCCCGAAGGGAGGGCTTAACTCGTCCCGCGCGTGGCGGGTGAGGTTTAGAGGTCGGTAATGACGACGCGGAGGGCGGCGTCCGGGTTGCCCACGGAGGAACCGGTGATCCAGGAAGCCGAGATGTTGCTCGTCCCCTTGGACCAATCATACCAGCTGCGGAGGGCGAAGGCGAAACCGCTGTCTTCGTCCTGGACGGTGATCTGTTCGCCGCCGCCGGTGGTCGGGGCAGCCGGGACGCGGGTCACGATGACGTGGCCTTCGCGGCAGGAAGCAATCCCGTTCAGGTCTTCCGTGGCGGTCGTGCCGGTGGTCGGGAAGCCGTTGTATTCGTAGATATCGATCCCGTGGAGGCGGCCGACCTTGCCGTCACGAATGACGGAGGTGTCACCGATGGACAGATACTGCGCGACGGACGGGTCCTGGAGCAGCTGGCCGAAGGCGTCGGGGGTCAGGAGCAGACCGCGGTCGGCAAAAGGCAGGTTCGCCTTGGTCATCGCGGTAGCGGCGTTGGCAATCGCGGTGCGGTTAAAGTTGGCCTTCGTGCCGGTGTAGGCGATACCGGCGAAGTTGGCAACGGTCGTCTTGCTGATCACGGACGTGAACAGGGACTGAACCGTGGCGTTCGCCATCGGGGCGATGAACACGCGGCGCAGCATATCCAGGGAGATGGTCGCCACTTCGGTATCGGAGAAGGCGGCGCTGACGTAGTTGTGGTCGGCCAGGGTGATCGCGACGTCGGTAGCGACGGCGTTCTGCGGGACGAAGCCGGTGGCAACGTCGTAGGTCGACGCGGTGAACTTGTTCGCGAAGCGGGTATGGACCACCTGACCCTTTTCAGCGACGTAAGCGCTGAAGTCGGTCGTGACGATCTTGTTGAGGGGGGCGAGGACCGGGACGAGGGTGCGCAGCGTTTCGGCGGCGACAAACTGCGGGGCCAAGCCCTGGTTGAGGACGTTGTTAGCCATAGGAGGGATTAGTTAGGATTTGGGGGTGAAAGGGGGTGATTAGCGGACGCCCAGGTGGGCGACAATCGCGGCGCGGTGCTTGGCGTAAAAGGCCTGCTTTTCGCCGGCGTTCTTGATGCCGATATAGGCTTCCCAGATTTCGGCGTTGCTCTGGGGGGCGGCGGACGCGGAGTCGGCCGGGTTGATTTCGACGGCGGGGACGCCGACGCTGGCCGCGATCTTGGCGGCAACCTTGCCGGCGGACTCAATCTGGGAAACGGCGGCGACCTTCTGGGCTTCGGCCGCGGCCAGCGCCTTGGACAATTCTTCGACCTTGCCGGCGAGGGCTTCGCGCTCGGCGACGGCGGCGGACTGCGCTTCCAGCTTTTCGACCGCGGCGGCGTATTCGGCCGAAAGCGTATCATTCTTCGCCGACAGCGCCTTGACCTGGCCGGCCAAAGTTTCGGCTTCGGCGGACTTGCCGGTAAATGCCGACTTAAGGGTCTTAAGGGTTTCTTCGAGCGTCATAATCGGAAGGTTAAGACTAGGCGGCTGTCAAGCGACGCCCTTGGATCGGTTGCGCTTCACGCCGGACTTGTCGGGCTTTTCGTCCGTGTCCACGGCGTCGTCGGCGTCGCCTTCCTCGTCTTCGGCGCGTTCCTTGGCGTCTTCGTCGTCCTTCTTTTCGTCTTCGTCCGACTTCGGCTGCGGGGCGGCCTTATCCTGATCGGGGTCGTCTTCGGACTTGGCGTCTTTGTCTTTGTCTTCCTCGTCTTCGCCTTCTTCCTCGTCGTTCGACTCGGGCTTTTCCTCGTCCTTGTCGTCTTCGGACTTGGGTTCCTTGTCGTCTTCGTCTTCGGATTCCGGCTTTTCCTCGTCTTCGGACTTGGGCTTTTCCTCATCTTCGTCTTCCTTCTCGCCTTCGGCCATCTTGGCCGCGGCCGACAAGGCCTTGAGGTCGACGCCGGCCAGGGCGCGGGCAGAGGCAAAGCGGCGGGCCTTGGCGTTAGCGCCTTCGTCCGATTCCTCGGGCTGGCCGCCGGCAGCCGCGGCGTCGTTCTTCTCGTCGGCTTCCATTTGCTCGGCGACGGCCGCGTCTAGGGATTCCATCAGCTCGTCAAAGCCGTTGACCAGGCCGGTAACTAGGCCGGCGGCGGCGGCGTTCTTTCCGCTAAAGGTCTGGCCTTCCATAGCCGAATCGTCGGCGAATTCGCGGACGGCTTTAACGTCGGCCTTGAAGTCGGCGTGGATTTCTTCGACTTCCTTTTGCAGCATTTCCCGCTGTTGGTCGTCTAGGGAAGTCCCGGCAATACCCGCGCCTTTGTAGAGGCCGGACTTAATCACGTCCATTTTGACCCCTTCCATTTCGTAGGCCTTGGAGCAATCGGGGTAAGCGATGTAGCAGCCAATCGAGCCGACGGTGGCCGACGGCGTCGCGTAAAAGGCCTTTGCCTGGGACCCGATCCAATAGGCGGCGGAACAGGCTTCGTTATCGGTGAAGGCCAAAACTTCTTTGCTGAAGCCGCGGATTCGTGCGGCCAGCTCGGGGACGCCGACGGACGTCCCGCCGGGGGAGTCGATAACCAAGATAACGGTTTTGACGGACGCGTCGCGCTCCGCGGACTCTAGCATTTCCTCTACGTTCTCGATATCGCAGCAGCCGCAAAGCGCGTCTAGGTCGCTGACGTTCTTGGAGATGACGCCGCGGACCGGGACGATCGCGTAAGGGGGATAAATCTCCAGCTTCGCCGGCTCGCCGAACATAGCGGAAAGCATATCGGAGAAATCCGACAGCTTTGCGCCCAGGGGCATTTCGACCTTGGCGGTTCGCTCAAGGTGGGCGTTTGCTTGTTCCGGCTGAATCAGAAGCGGCCGGTTTGCCTTAATGTCTTTGATAAGGTTTCGCATATTAAAAGGGGGAGAGGGTTAGGGGTTGCCGGCGGACGGGAAGGGGACAAATCCGCCGTTAGGGTCGGTCGACGGGGAGCCGGCGGCCGCGGCGTTAATCGCCTCGGGCTGGACGTTCATAGCCAGGGACGCGACCATAGAGACGGGGACGTTAAACTCGGTCGCCGCGTCGATAATCAGGCGGGCGTCAGCTGCGCGGCGGCGGATTTCCTCCTTCACGTCGGACCCGTTTTCCGCGTAGTGGTCGGAAAGGGTCTTAAGTCCCATTTCGATATCGCGCTGATTGGCGGCTGCTTCGCGGCCGGCGTCGGCCGTGATCCGGCGGGGAGTGACCCAGCCGACCCGATGCCAATCGCCGGTCGACGGCATCGGCAGCTCGTTGTTGGCGACGGCCGACCCGATAACGTAGCCCCAGAGCTTAACCAGGACCCGGTTAATAATAATAGATTGGCGGGCGGAGGCGGACCGGTCGACTTTGCCAAGCGTGACGCGCATAGCGGCCCCGTTTGCTTTGGTCAGGTCAATAAACTCATAAGGCAGAAAGCCCTGGGTGCTGTCCCGGTTGTTATGCTCAATAAACGCGGTCACGTTTGGCGACGGGCGGCCGCTTTCAATCATCTTCAGTTCCTCGCCAGGAGCCAGCGAAAGGGTTTTCCCTCCAATGAAAGCGCCGACTTGCTCGGGGTTGTCGTAGACGCCTTGCGGGTAGTCCTGCGGACGCATACCAAAGGCCTGGAAGTCGGCGTCGGAACCGTCGAATTGCGGGTTTTCGCGGGTGACGGTGCGGACGATATCCCCTTGAACCTTCATTGCGACCTTCTCCAAAGACAGGATTTCGAGGACGTCGATCAGGTTATTGATCGAATGTTGGATGGGGCTATAAGCGCGCGCTCCGCTGACTTGCTCGGGGATATGGACGTGCATCATTGCCGACGCGTTGACTAGGCGTCCGGTCCCGTCGGACCTGATAACTTGGTAGCCGACGACCGCGCCGTATTTGTTAAACATAACCCCATCGGTCATTCCCTCGGGGTTTGGAACGTTGTTGCTCATCGTCGTCCCGACGCGGTGCGACTCGATCAGCTGGATAAGGGGGCCGGTCGGGCCGTAGGTCTTCAAAACGAAGATTTCACCGTCAACGTCGATTTTCTTGCAAATGATTTGGAGACATTCCGTCAGGTTGTAACGGCCGGTAATTTCGCAGGGCTTGTCGGCCCAATCATTCCAAAACTTGAGCGCCGCGGCATCAAAGGAAGGGTCGCCGGACGCCGGCTGCGCCTTGATTCCGTCGCCAATAGCATAGACGCTTC